CGACCACCTGAGATGAATTCCTCCATCTCTAAGCAGAACGTATCGGACTCCTTTGTATTGTCGGGAGTCACAGCGTCGCCAAATAGGCGCTTTAATAAAATAGACGAGAACGTCCCCGTGGTCCCTGGGGAGTTTGGTGTCAACTTAGACGCTGTTATGCATGGAAAAGATGCCATTTTCCACTCTGTTGGATCTTCACCACAAAGATCCATCCAGAAGTGCATTTCCAGGGCCGTCGATATTTCAATGTCGACGGTCTCCGACCGCTCAGTGGAGGAGCGGTCAGAGGTGAGGAAAATCGTGGAATCACTGGCAACAGTGATTGTCGCGCGTAGGAGTGAGAGACCTTTCGGTTTCTTCTCCCCGTCCGACAGGGGTCTGGTAACAGACTCCTTTCGGTCCGAAGCCGGGGACGCCCCGCTTCGGACCTCCGGGCCGGAAAAATCCGGCCCTTTTAGGAGAGGCCACGCCTCCGCATCCGCTCAGCGGATGAAAGAACGTTCCCGGATTGAGGAATCGCGATTTATCAATTCTCTGCGTGAAACAGCAGAGATGATCGCGAAGTACCAAAATCTCGGGATGGCCCAGACCTTCGTCAAATACCACCTTGATGTCATGATGTGCCGGTGTTTCCAAGTTCCTTTGGAGGATTACCCTCCGAAGGACACTCAGATCACCGACCCTTTATTCATCGGGTGGATAGGTCGATCGGTCGCCCGTGCTGTAAACAAACGCGATCTCGCGTTCGTTTATTCTTTCAGTAAGGGAGCCAAAAAAGTATGGCCTTCTCAAGGAGAAGGATATATTATTAAAGCTCTCAAGAAACTGAAAATCCAGCTTACGGCCGACCGTGATCCCATTCCTGACGACCTCGTTAAAGCTATCCGAGCCTGTGCTCGTGATGTGCTTTACGTGTCGTCTAAGGAAAAGGGATTTATGCCGTCGGGATCCGCTTGTTTAGAAGCGTCCCGTCAAAGTGGGGGGGTTCTCTCCCTCTTCCCCCCACCCCAGGCGGTGTCTCATGGAGACACTCCTCGTCCCGGGCTTCTTCCCCAGGTTTTCTCTTCCCTCCGAAAGTGGAAGAAAGACACCTATCGGACAGCCCAGGGAATGTTCCGTTACGGTCGCAAGAACTTCTGTCCAGTCTCAATACAGGACGAGGGTCTCGTTGCGCGTGTTCGCCTTTCTGCTTCTCGGAGGCCGAGCCCTTACCAGGTTCGTCTTCCACGCGTTGGAGACGGGTTCTCGCCTGATGACCGTTTGGAATATGCTCCTTCGGCCCCCACCCCCTCGGGACTCACCAAAATTTATTTTGAAGGTCACGAACTTTGGGAGTGTAACCGTGCCACTGCAGTTCCTCTTGAGGAACCCGCTAAGGTTCGTGTGATCACTAAGGGCCACGGATCCCTCGGTGTCCTACTTAGTCCCTTGAAGAATCGTCTCCTTTCCAACTGGAAGGACTCGATTTATTCGACCATGCGAGATGATGATCTCTCGCCAGTGATCGACGGGATTTATCAGGACACCGTCAAATTCGCCGAAGAGTCCGGTTTCTCCCTTACTGAGGAAGATTTCGTCTGGATCTCCGGTGATTTTGAGGCTGCCACGAACTGGCTCAATGGTGCCGCAACGAGAGAATCTTTGTACTTTCTCGACGGTCCTCTTGCCACGCTGGCTCGGCTCTCTTTTGAGCCTAGCTTAGTGGACTTTGGCTCCTGGTCCAAAAAGGATCCGGAGCTCAAGCCGTTCGTCCGCACCGAGGGACAGCTTATGGGGCATCACCTGTCGTTTGCCTTCCTTTGTACCATCAACCTCGCCACAATTTTCGTGGCGATCGACCGGTGGTCTAAAAGTGAATTCGGCAATCGTGTAATAGGTGATTTCCTGAAGACGAAGGTCAGGATCAACGGAGATGACATGCTTATCTACGGTCCTCGGAGTCTTTACCCATTCTGGCGTCAGTCCACTTCTGAGGTGGGCCTTCGGATCAGTATCGGAAAGAACTACGTGTCCCGAGATATGTGCATGATCAACTCCCAGATCTTCCGCCGTTCCGGCCCTAGAATGTTCCGACTGGGTTACTTGAACCAGGCCGTCATTCACGGAACGACTCTCAAGACCGGCGACTCTCTTTCCACGCCGAAGGAGGTTGCTACCGAGCTGAACAAAATGTGCTCGATGCTCCCCTGGTCTAGATCTGTCATTCCCTGGGCACTTTCTCGTTTCGGATCCACCGGGTTTGGGGTCCCGGGGTTTTCACCAAATTGGTACCTACCCGTCCATCTTGGCGGCTATGGCCTCGATTTGGTCCATTCCCCCCCGACCTTCAATGTGACGCGCCAACAGATGTTGATGGCCTCGCGGTTTTGGTCGAACCCTTCCCTTTCCCTGTTTTCAGTACGGGGTAATGTCCCCGTCCAACTTCATGGCATGCTCGGTTCGATCTTGAACCCTCGCCCCTTTGTTGGTTCGGGCCCTCTTCCTGAGGGGGAGATCGAACTTCCGTCCTCGAATTTCTCACAAACTGAGAAGCCAGAGGACTGGATGTCGGTCATTTCCGAATACTCCCGTGCGATGGCACCGAAACTTTGGTCCCGGTCGGTTTTCGTGCAAGAACTTGAGGTTGTCAAACACCTCCTTAAGTCTTCCGAAAACTTTCGCCTCGACCCCATGGCCCCTCGGTCGATCGTCGACCGTTGGGCTCCGCGTTGGGTGGCTAATTTGCCACCCTCCCTCCCCACGGACGCTTCTGGAAGGCCGATCAGCTCCTTTGAGCCTGGTCGCTACTTCCTTACCCCGGACCTCTTACATATTCCTCCAGGTGGAGGAGTGGTCCGGGACTTCTTGTTCACCCCCTATACTGATTACAATTATCAGGACGAGGAAGGGAACGTTCGGAAGTTTATCGTCGAAGGGATCCCTCAGAATTCTGTACTTCCCCCTCCCCCCCATGGGGGGGACCCAGGTTATCGTTCAGTGAACGACTCCTTGGTCTGGTTTGAAGATAAATTCTACAGGGATCCCTCTGACGAGCGTCTGCGTCGAGGTTACCGCCTCACCCACAACCCGCTCGTGGTCCCCCCGCCTTCCCGACACGAATCTCTCCCGCTTACTGTGAGAGATTGGTGTGTCCGGGTTATGGAGGGTGGCCCCGATACCCAGTTGTCTGAGGCCCAACCAGTCATGCCTCCGGGCCCCTTGAATATTTCGAGTTTCCTCAATCCTGAGGAGTTCTCGAAATCCATCCTGGGGCCTGACGCCAGACTTCGCCCGTTCGAGAATCTCTATCCGGACCTTCCCTCAATTAGCAGGGTCATTGAGGTCCCGATGTATTCCCGTCCCGACGTGCTAGGCCTGACTGGCCCAAATTCCAATCCTCCGCGGAGATTGGTGCCCCGCATTCGCAGGCGGGGTGGGGGACGCCCCACGGGGAAGGCTTGACACCCTTCCCCACCGACCTGAGCATGTCGTTAAACTGCTCCGCGGGTGCCACCCGCCTCGGGGGTCTGTTCGGTAAGAAGCCCAAAACGTTTTTCTAGGGTGAATCCCACCTAGGGAAGGGTCAAATCAAGAAAACTTGATGATAAGAAAGAGGCTAAGCGATCAGCCTCTAGTGGGAGATAGCGATGCGCCGTTCCGCGCGGGACCTGTGGCTCCCCCAGAGTTCGCCTCGGGGTAACCATGCCTTTCCTCCTTTTACGGAGGGGTCCGTAGCGATAAGCTATCTAAGAAGATGTCGGGGGAACAAACCCTTTAACCGTCACCCACTACCCTTACCCGGCCAATTGGTTCCTAGAATGTAAACACTTACGTGCTAACAAAAATGCCGAGAGACTGCACGGAGCTCACCTTATTCAGGTCAGATCAGATGAACAGTCCCTTCGACAGAGGTATCCCCTACTTGTCTCGTTCACTTTCCAATGAACAATAAGCAGAAGATCCCCTCCAGGCTGAACGCACTCTCTCGTTCCCCTGCGAAAAACGCTAAGAGAAAGGAAAAAGCACAGCCCGTTCCGTCAGAGATCCCGAATGTTTCGGCTCTCTACCCAAGAACTGTGCTCAAACCTATCAAGAGGAAGGACCGTCCCATTGATGAGTGCCTCCGCAGACATATCCATGGAGTCCTTAATCCGTTTCAGACGGATTCTTGGAACCCGACGCATGAAACTGACTCGATGATCCCTTCTAGGAAGGTCCGCGTGTACGCACGTGGAAACTTTCTTACGGGGACCGATACGGTCGGTTTCGTCGCCGCGGGTCCCGACGCCAGCGACAATAGTGTTGCCGGTGGTGGCGGGATTTTGTTCTCATCAGGTGGTCTCGCTTACGGTGACTTTACAAACGGTTCGAATGCCCAGACGAACTCCCCCTATACTCCCGGATCCTTTGGAACCGGTGGTAATGCGTGCCGAGTCAACGTCTGTCAATTGAGAGTGAGGAATATCACCCCGATGCTAAATCGTGGTGGTACCCTCTACTCCCTTCGAACCCCCGACGAGTCTAGTGTGACTGGTCTCTCGACCGCAAATGCGGTTCAGAACCTTGACCCCACCGGATTGTCCGTCCGTAAGGACACCTCCGGTCAGGGTTGGCAGACCGTCACCTGGATCCCTCGTGATCGTCAGCAGTGCGAGTATAATCAGACTCGCCAGCCCGTCAGCGTTGTTAACGTCGCTGGCGGGAGGTCTATCGGTTTTCTCGCCTTCTCACCCGGTGCCGCTTTCATTCAAACTTACGAATGGGAGTACATCTCATGGGTCGAGATCATCGCGAGTCAGAACACCACCGCTTACCTCGTCCATGGAGCGACAGTTAACGAACCTCACCCAGACACCCTCCGCGTTCACCAGGTGGTTTACCACCTGAAGAACAAACCGGAAGTCTCCGAAGCTCCACCTTCCAATGCCCTGACGAATTTTATTCACGGGGCTGTCATGGACGGTGAGAAGGCCGTTGACATTATCGCTCGTGGGACAGATCTTGCAACCAGGATCCTTGATGGGGCTCCAAAAGTCTACGCCACTGCTAGCCGAGTAATCGGCATGCTGGGCTAAGACTGATTGGATCTCAATCCTGAACCTGGTCGCGACCTTCCTCCTCCATCTCCACATCCGCCTTTCCTTTAGGTCGCGATGTGAAGCGTCCGTTGGCGATTCGTCTGATTCCTCAGACGAATCGCCCTGACCACCTTTTGGTTGGTCAACCTTGGCAAGGGGGTGCACTTCAACGCACCCGGTGAACCCAACACCCCACCCCAGGCATGAGAGAAATTCTCATGGCAGCCATTTTCCGCTGCTCCTCACCCTGTTGAATGAGAGTAGAATTCTTGAGCGGTTCCTGGACGGAACCCTCTAGTAGCATCACACATGCGTCCGTGGAAGAACACGAGTGCGTAGCCGTTTGCGGCCCCATTGTCTGGGCCTATCTTTCTTTGTCGCCTCCCCAAAAGGGAGCCTGCCCCCCGGCCCGTACGCGGAACCGGCATCCAGGGAATAACACGCTATAGACGAGAAAGAATGCAAATCGTGGCTGGTTTTGACGACCAGACTTCTAAATGGGGTAGACCAATAACTCATTTAGATGGACGATAAACATGTGGAAATGTGAAGCGGGCCGGGACTCCCGCTCACTAATTTTAC